GGTCGCCACGCCGGTGGTGCAGGTCGGGGCCGAGCCCCGCACCTACAACCAGGACGCCGAACGGCGTGGCCTGAGCTTCCTCCGGGACCTGGCCACCCGGTCGGTCGACCCGGCCGCCCAGGACCGACTCGTCCGCCACATGGCCGAGGTCCGCACCGACCTGGCCGGCGCCGAGTACCGGGACCTCACCACGGGCAGCTTCACCGCCGGCCTGGTCGTCCCCCAGTACCTGACCGACATGCTCGCCCCGCTCCGCCGCGCCGGCCGCCCCTTCGCGGACATCTGCAACAACCACCCGCTGCCGGCGTCCGGGATGACGCTGAACATCCCCCGGATCACGACCGGGACCGCCACGGCGATCCAGGCGACGGAGGGCGCGACGGTCCAGGAGACCGACATCGACGACACGCTGCTCACGGTCAACGTGCGCACCGTCGCCGGCCAGCAGGACCTCTCCCGCCAGGTGCTCGAGCGCGGTGAAGGCATCGACCAGATCGTGCTTGCCGACCTGGTCCGTGCGTACAACACGACCCTCGACGACCAGCTCCTCAACGCGGACGGCACCTCGGGCACCCACCTCGGCATCCGGTCAACCGGGTCGATCGTGGCGGTCACCTACACCGACGCGTCGCCAACCGCGGCGGAGGCGTGGCCGAAGCTGTACGACCTCATCCAGCAGGTCCAGTCCGGCGTGTTCGCCGGTATCTCCCACTTCGTGATGCACCCCCGCCGGTGGGCGTGGTTCGCGTCGCAGGTCGGCACCAACTTCCCCTTCGTCCAGCAGATCGCCACCGCCCCGCAGGTCGCCGGCTCGGTCGACACCTACGAGTACGGCGGCGTCGTCGGCCGCATCGCCGGCGTCCCGATCGTGATCGACGGGAACATGCTCACCAACCTCGGGGCCGGCACCGAGGACGTCATCCTCGGCGTGACCGCCTCCGAGCTGCACCTGTGGGAGGAACCGTCGGCGCCGCTGATGATCCGGGCGGAGGAGCCCGGTGCCCCGTCCCTGCAGGTGAAGTTCGTGGTCTACGGCTACTCGGCGTTCACCGCGGGCCGTTACCCGGGCGCCCACGGCACCATCTCCGGCACCGGCCTCGCCGCCCCGACGTTCTGAGACGGCAGCGATGACGAAGCAGAACGGGCCGATCTACCACGAGGAGTACCTGCGCCAGGGCTCCCCCACGAACACCACCTGGGCGGAGACCTGCTCCCGCCTCCTCGCCGGCGGCGACGTCGCCATCGCCGGAACCGGTGTCGAGCTGTCCGTCGCCATCCCGCTGCAGGCGGGCGACCTCGTGACCAACATCACGTTCGTCGTCGGCGGCACCGCGGCGGGCACGCCGACCGCCGGGTACGCGTGCCTGCGGTCAACGAGCGGCGCGTTGCTCGCCCAGACCGCCGACTTCGCGACGACCGCCAGGGCGGCGAACACCGCGTACACGGTGGCGTTGGCCACCGCCCAGCTGATCTCGACCGCCGGGCTCTACTACGTGGGGATCAGCTTCACCGCGACCGCGGTGCCGACCCTGCGCGGCGCCTCCCTTGGCAACGCCGTCGTGGCCGGCGCGATCGGCCTGTCCGCCCCAGTGTTGTCCCGGACGCACGGCTCCGCCGTCGGCGGCACCGCCCCGGCGACCACGGCCTCGCCGACGACGGCCGCGGTCGTCCCGTACCTGGTGTGCACCTGATGGCTGACGACGCGAGGGTTGAGGCGCTGCTCCGGGAGCGGGCCGGCTACGTGCGGCGCGGCCTGCCCGGCCGTGCCGCCGAGGTCGACGCCCAGCTCGAGGCGGCCGGCTACACGCCGCCTGCCGAGGCGCCGGTCGACGCCCCCGTGGAAGAGGCCGGTGGCGGTTCCGCCCGTGGCCGTTCGGGGCGGCGGGGCTGACCCGTGGCGAACGAGTACGCGTCCATCTCGACGCTCCGCGACCGGCTCGGCCTGGCCGACTCCGGCGAGGACGCCGAGTTCGCCCGCGTGCTCGAGTCCGCTTCCCGGGCGGTCGACGGGGTGTGCGGCCGCCGGTTCTGGCAGGACACCACGGCGACGGCGCGCACGCTGACGACGACGCTGAACCAGGCGTGCGTGGAGTTTCCCCCCGGGTGGGACATCTCGACCACGACCGGGCTGGTTGTCACCTCCTCGGCGGGAACGTGGACGCTCGGCACGCACTTCCAGCTCCGGCCGGATGGCGGCGTCGGGCCCACCGGTGAGGCCTGGCCGTACACCTCGTTCCACGGGGTGGACGGCCAGGCGCTCACCATGACGACCTGGTCGATGTCGATCACCGCCAGGTGGGGATGGCCAGGAGGGCCGCCGCCCGCGGTGGTCGAGGCGACCTTGATCCTCGCCGCGGACTACTGGAAGTTGAAGGACGCCCCGTTCGGGGTGGCCGGGTTCGGCGACTACGGCGCGGTGCGGGTGCGGCAGAACGCCCGGGCGGTGGAACTGCTCGCCCCGTACCGGCACGGCCGGGCGCTCGTGGGGGTCGCCTGATGGCCCTCGACCTCGTGGCGATCCGCCAGGCTCTCGCAGACCGGGTCAACACCGTGGCCGGCCTGCGCGCCTACGCGGAACTTCCCGAGCAGGTGGCCACCTCGTCCGGCGGGGTGACCGCGGTGATGGTCGCCCCGGGCGCCGGCGATGACTACGTGTCGTACTTCGCGAGCTTCGGGTCCAGCTCGGACCCGACGAAGGGGAACCTCTGCGAGGTCGCCATGCGGCTCATCGTCGCCGTCCCCTACGTCGACGCCCGCGCCGCCCAGGAACGCCTCGACGCTGTCCTCTCGGCCGGCACCGGGCAGTCCCTGTCCCTCATCGACGCGCTGCTCGAGGACCAGACCCTCGGCGGTGAGGTCGCCACCCTGGTCCCCCGGGCCGCCCGTTCGCCGTACCAGCTCGCCGTCGGCGACAACGACACCGCCCGGTACCTCGCCGTCGACGTCGAGGTCACCCTCTGGACGAGGAGAGGCTGATGGCGCTCTTCCCGCTGCTCAACGCCGACATCTACGCCGACGGCCTCGACCTGTCCCCCTACGCCCGGGAGTTCAGCCCCGAGGCCGAGATGGTCGAGCTGGACAAGACGACGTTCGCGTCGGCCGGATGGCGCGAGTACCACGCCGGGCTGCGGTCGGTGACGATGACGGTGAAGGGCCCGCAGGACTTCGCCGCCTCCACCGCGGCGACGGCGTCCACCCCCGATGAGACCCTCGGCCTGAACGTCGGCGCCAGCCATGTCCTGTCCGCCGTCCCGCTCGGCGCGACCGAATCGGCCGTCGGCTACTTCACCCAGGGGATGCTCCGCAGCATCTCCCCAATCCTCGGCCAGGTCGGCGAGCTCGGCGAGTGGTCGGGCACGTGGCGTGGGACGAACCCGCTGGTGCGGGGCACGGTCGCCTCGGCGGCCACGATCACCGCGACCGGCGCCGGGACGATCCACCAGCTCGGCGCCGTCGCCTCGGGGCAGCGGGTCTGGGCGGCGGTGCACCTCCTCACCGCCGGCGGCACGTCCCCGTCGATCACGGTGACGGTCCAATCCGCGGCCGCTGTCGGGTTCGCGTCGCCCACCTCGCGCATCTCGTTCGCCGCGGCGACAGCGAAGGGCGGCCAGTTCAGCTCGACGCTCGGGCCGGTCACCGACCAGTACTGGCGGGCGAGCTGGACGGTGAGCGGCACCTCACCCTCGTTCCAGGCCGTCATCCTCATCGGCATCCAGTAAAGGAACCAGCTCAATGGCCGTGTTCGCCCTCACCGCCGAGTACGTCGCCCTGGGCGGCACTGACCGCTCGGAGTACATCGACGCCGCCACCCTCACCGTCGACATGGACGAGCTCGACTCGACCGACTTCGCGTCGGGCGGGTGGCGCGAGTTCACCGGCGGCCTCAAGAAGGGCCAGCTCGCCCTCCAGTTCAACGACGACGTGGCCGCCTCAGCGATCGACTCGGTCCTGTGGACCGCGTTCACCGCGGCGACGCCGACGCTGACCTTCGAGGTGCGGGCCACGAACGCCGCCGTCGGCGCCAGCAACCCGAAGTACACGGGCACCGTGCTCGTGTCGAAGTGGTCGCTCGGCGGTTCGATCGGCTCGCTCGCCGAGAAGTCCCTCACCTTCCCCGTGACCGGCGCCGTCTCCCGCGCCACCGCCTGAGCGGCCGTGGCGACCAGGCGCGGCGCAGCGATCGAGGTCGACGGGGCCGCGGCGCTCCGCCGCGACCTCAGACGGCTCGCCGGGCCCGCCCTCGACGAGGCGCTCCGTGACGCCAACAAGACGGTCGGGGCGGTCGTCGCCGCCGAAGCGGCCCGGCTGGTGCCCCGACGCTCCGGGAGGCTGGCCCGCACCATTGAAGCGGTCGCCTCGGAGAAGTTCCCGCTCGTGCGGGCCGGCACGAAGGGCTCCGTGCCCTACGCCGGGCCGATCCACTTCGGGTGGCCCACCCGGGGCCTGCACGGCGACCAGGCGGCGCTGCAGGCGGCGAAGGCGGGAATCGTCGCCGGGAGGGGCAGCGGAGCGTTCGGCCTCCGGGCGATCGGGAAGGTCGAGCGGCGGGCCCGGTCTGTGGCCAAGGGCCGCCGCCGCGCGATCCGGGGCGGGCCGATCAAGGCGAACCCGTTCCTGTACGACGCCGCCGACCGGCGCCGCCGAGAAGTGCTCGAGCGGTACGAGCAGGCGATGGACGACCTAGCGAAAGCCTTCAACCGTGGAACGTGACCTCAGTCTCGACTCGCTCACCGTCGACCTCGACGACCTCACCATCGAAGAGGTCGAGCAGGTCGAGGACATCACCGGCGTCCCGATCGATGAGCTCGCCCAGCAGTCCGGCCGACCGAAGGGTCGCATGCTGCGCGCCCTCGCCTTCGTCGTCCTACGCCGCGACGACCCGTCGGTCACGCTCGAGGACGTCGGCAAGCTCCGCCTCAAGCTCGGGGCGCCCGACCCAAAAGGGCTGACCGGCTGATGGAGCGTGCCGCCGTGTGCCGGGCGTTCGGCGTGTCGATGATCGACGCGCGCCGGCTGACGGTGGCCGAGTGGCGGGCAATGGTCGACGTGCTCGACCAGGAGCGTCGGCGTGGCTAGCCCGATCACCGTCCGCATCATCGGCGACGTCTCCGGGCTGAAGTCCTCCGTCGACGATGCTGACGGCCAGGTCGGCCGGCTCGAGGGGTTCTTCAAGCGGGCGGCCGGGGCGGCCGCCGGCCTGTTCGCCGGGTTCCAGGTTGGCCAGCTCATCGGCGACGTCGTGTCCGCCGGCTCGGACCTCAATGAGACCCAGTCGAAGGCGCGCACGATCTTCGGCGAGTCCGCCGACGCGATCGACCGGTGGGCCGAGGGCGCCGCCGCCGGGTTCGGCCAGTCACGACAGCAGGCGCTCGACGCGGCCGCCACGTTCGGGAACCTGTTCTCCCAGCTCGGGGTGGGCACCGAGCAGTCGGCGGCGATGTCTCAAGCGATGGTCGAGCTGGCCTCCGACTTCGCGAGCTTCCACAACGCCAACCCGGCCGAGGTCATCGAAGCGCAGACCGCGGCGTTCCGCGGCGAGTACGACGCCCTGCAACGGTTCGTGCCCACCATCAACGCCGCCGCCGTCGAGCAGAAGGCGTTGGCGATGACCGGCAAGACGGCCACGTCCGCGTTGACCGCGCAGGAGAAGGCGCTCGCCGTCAACGCCCTGATGATGGAGAACGCCGGCGCCGCCGCCGGCGACTTCGAGCGCACCTCCGACTCGCTCGCCAACAAGCAGCGCATCCTCAGCGCCCGCTTCGCTGACGTCCAGGCCGAGTTGGGCGAGAAGCTCCTCCCTGTCGCCGTCGCCGTCGCTGACTTCGTCATCACGAAGGTCGTCCCCGCTTTCGAGGGGTTCGGCCAGGCCGTCGGCCGGGTCGTCGAGGTGTTCAAGGAGCAGGGCTTCGCCGGCGTCGTCGAGATCGCGAAGGCGCAACTCTCGGAGCTCCTACCCCAGGCTCTCGCCGTCATCCAGGGGGCCGTCGAAGGGATCGGCGCCTGGTTGGTCGACAACGGCCCGGGGATGCTGCGCGGCCTGCGCGACGCATGGGTCGCCTGGATCGGGTTCCTGCACAGCGAGTTCTTCCCGCAGGCGTTGGCGGCGCTCGGCGAGGTCCTCGCCGGGCTCGGAGGGTGGATCGTCTCGACCGCGGCGCCTCAGATCGTGGCGTGGCTGGACACGTGGGGCCGGGCTCTCGCCGACTGGGTGCAGGAGAAGGCATGGCCGTACCTGCAAGCACAGCTGCCCGTCTGGCTGGGCAACTTCTCCGCCTGGGTGTTCGGCACCGCGCTCCCGGCGATCGTGACATGGTCGGCTCAGCTCGCGACGGCGTTCGTCCGCTGGGTGCAGGACACCGCTGCCGCGATGCCCGGTCACCTCGAGGCCATCGCCTCAGCGATCCTGGCGTGGGCACCGGGCGCGACCGCCCGCGCCGCCGCCGCCCTCGCCGACCTCGGCTACGCCATCGCCCGCTCCATCGTGAACCCGATCGCCCGGGCGTGGAACAACCTCTCCCTCACCCTCGGCGGCGGCGGCTACGACCCGCTCGGCGACTTCGGCCCGACGATCAACGTGCCGTCCTTCACGATCTCCACGCCGAACGTGCCGTTGCTCGCCCGTGGCGCCGTGCTCACCCGCCCCACCTTGTTCATCGGCGGCGAAGGCGGCGAGCCGGAGATCGTCACCCCCGAGTCGAAGATGCGCCAGGTCCTGCGCAGCGA